CCCTCTCTGATGGTCGCAAAATCTCCTTCTACCGCCTTGGTCAGCCAACCAAGCGTGTTATCGCAGAAGGTTTCAAAGCACTCCGTGCTAAAGGTGTTAGCACATTCGCCTAATTTATTGGTGAAATAGAATAGAGGAAGTGATATATAGAGGTATCGCTTCCTCTTTTCGTTTATGGGTGTAATATGGAAATAAAAGTAAAAATTGATGAATTGAAAAAATCTAAACTGTTCATTGCGACACCAATGTACGGTGGCATGGCACACGGCATGTATGTTAAGTCTTGTCTTGACCTTCAGGCTGTCATGTCAAAATATGGTGTTGAAACAAGATTCTCTTTCTTGTTTAACGAATCGCTAATTACACGGGCACGTAATTATTTGGTTGATGAATTCTTGCGTTCTGATTGTACGCATTTGCTTTTCATTGACTCCGATATTCACTACAATCCCCAAGATGTTCTAGCATTGCTTGCACTTGACAAGGAAGTTATTGGTGGACCTTATCCTAAGAAATCCATTAACTGGTCAAACATTGCTCACGCAATCAAAAAGAATCCAGATATTAATCCTGGTGAATTAGAGAACCTTGTTGGTGATTATGTGTTCAACGTAGTAAAAGGCACTGCACAGTTTCAAGTGACCGAACCGCTTGAAGTTTTGGAAATTGGAACTGGTTACATGCTGATTAAACGTGAAGTGTTCCCTAAAATGGAAGCGGCATATCCCCAATTGAGGTACAAACCAGACCACGTTGGTCAGGCTAACTTTGATGGTTCACGTTACATTCATGCATACTTTGACACTATCATTGATAGCAAAGATTCTGCAACAGGTGGTGGTTCTGACCGTTATCTGAGTGAAGATTACATGTTCTGTCAATTGTGGCGTAAACTAGGTGGTCAAATCTATCTGTGCCCTTGGATGAAAACGCAACACATCGGAACATATCCGTTTACTGGCAACATGCCAAAAATTGCTGAACATACTGGGAGACTATAATGCCAAGACTCGATGAAGAATTTGAAAACACTCCGCCTTCAATAGAACCAAAACTGGAGTTGGAACAAGGTCGAAAGTTTGATGGTGGTAAACTGGAATATGGTTTGCTGCCACCAAAAGCACTTGAAGCTACCGTAGATGTTCTTACATTTGGTGCTCAAAAGTATGAGCGTGATAATTGGAAGTATGTTGATGATTCTAAACGTAGGTATTTTGATGCACTACAAAGACACATGTGGGCATGGAAGCAAGGTGAACAACTTGACCCAGAATCAGGCAAGCATCACTTGGCTCATGCTCTTTGTTGCCTGATGTTTTTGTATGAGCATGATACAATTTATTCTGTTGTTGAAAAATAATTTTAGAGGTATATTATGAAACTTTCGAAAGAAACATTGAGTGTTCTTAAAAACTTTGCAAGCATTAACGATGGACTAATGTTCCGTTCTGGTAATGTTCTGCGTACTTGTGATGCAAACAAACAAGTCATGGCTGAAACTACTATCACTGAAAGTGTTCCTGGTAATTTCGGCATCTTTGACTTGAATAAATTCTTGTCTGTACTCAGCCTTCATGAGGGCGATACAACACTTCAGATTGAAGATGCAAATAAATCACTTATTCTGAAAGATAAGAGTGGTCGTATTACCACGACATATCGTTTCTGTGATGCAAGCAATATCAAAAACTCTCCAGAGAAATCTGTTTCAATGCCTGCGCCAGATGTGGTGTTTAATTTGACACAGACTGATTTTGAATTTGTACTACGTGCTGCAAATACTCTTGGTGCACCTCAGATTTCCGTTCATTCTGATGGTGGTAAGATTTTTGTTGGTGCTCTTGATGTTAAGAATACCGCTTCACACACCAATCAACTTGAAATCTGTGATGGTAATGGTAAGAAATACAAGGTACTTTTCAAGACTGAAAACTTGAAGATGATTACTGGCTCTTATGAAGTTAGCATTTCTTTCAAAGGTATTGCAAGCTTCAAGCATACGACAAAGCCAATTCAATATTGGGTTGCAACTGAAATCGGCTCCATTGGAGAAGCTTGATGTTGTTTCTAATTGTCACTGACAAAAACGGCACAAGATATTCTCTCAATAAGAAAATGATTAGCCGTGTCGTTGAAACACGCGACAGTTTAATGATTGTGATGAGTGATGGTGTTATCATACACACCAAAGAAAAACTTTTGGAATTTAACTCACATTTGAATTCTAATATTTCTTTTTGATTTTATTTTTTATTATGAGGCATTATGGAACATCTTCTTTGGACGGAGAAACACCGTCCTAAAACTGTAGCTGAGTGTATTCTTCCTGAAAGAATGAAGAAGCCCTTTCAGGACTATGTGAACAAAAATGAAATTCCAAACCTGTTGCTGCATGGCGGCGCAGGTGTTGGTAAGACTACCGTTGCAAAAGCAATGTGTAATGAAATCAATGCCGACTATCTAATCATTAATGGTTCAGATGAGACTGGTGTTGATGTTGTTCGTTCCAAAATCAAAAACTTTGCTTCGACCATGTCGTTCACTGGTGGTCGTAAAGTTATTATTGTTGATGAGGCCGACTATCTTTCCACAAATGCTCAAGCTGCTTTTCGTAATGTCATTGAAGAATTTGCTTCGAATTGTTCTTTCATCTTTACTTGTAACTTCAAGAACAAGATGATTGAACCACTGCACTCTCGTTGTGCAGTTATTGATTTCACAATGAAAGCTTCTGAGAAAGCAACTATGGCTTCTCAGTTCTTTAAACGTGTCAATAATATTCTGAATGAAGAAGGTGTAAACTTCGACCAGAAAGTTATCGCTGAAGTTATCAAGAAACATTTTCCTGATTTTCGGCGTGTGCTTAACGAGTTGCAGCGTTATTCTTCGAATGACACCAAGACAATCGACACTGGCATTCTTGCACAAATTGGTGATATCACAATCGATGAGATTGTTGGTTACCTGAAAGAGAAAAACTTTGGTGCAATTCGTAAGTGGGTTGCTTCGAATGATATTGATGCAGCAAATCTCTATCGTAAGATTTATGATAGTCTGTATGATGTTTTGCAACCTCAAAGCATTCCGCAAGCAGTTATTATTTTAGCTGACTATCAGTACAAACAAGCATTTGTTGCAGATGCTGAGATTAACACCGTTGCATGTTTGACCGAATTGATGGTCAGTGTGGAGTTCAAATGAGAAGAAATGTTTTTGGTAACTTTGATGTTACAGCGGAAGATTATTCGTCAAAAATTATTCAAGAATTAAAATATACGAATTTTATTTCTATAAAGCCAAATTTTGAGACTGATAAGGGAGTTATAGCTGATGACTTTATTGATGGTGCCGGCCTATATTTTATCTATCATGATGATGAACTAGTTTATATTGGACACTCAAACCATACAGTTAGAAATAGAATTGGTCGGTGGTTTGCTGGTATACGGGGAACTGAACGTTGCGATGAGAATCATCCAGCCGCACATAAGTTTGTGAAAGTTTTTGGTAGGAAAAATTTGAATCAAAAGCTGAAAATTATTCCTTTGGTTTACACTACATTATTGTGTGATGTTACCATGGAAGACATTGAAACTCAATTGATATATGATTTGAAGCCAAAATTTAATAATGAAATCTATCGTAACAGAGACATAAGTTCTTTACAGATTCAATTGGAAAATACATGCACGACTTATTGAAGCCAACTTTTGATTGGATAAAAGATGACTACCACTCTCATACTTTTCGTTTTTTCGTTGAGTTGTTGGCTTGGGCTATCAGTATTGGCTGTTCTATTACAATGGCGCTCACTGTACCCAACCCTCCGCTACTTATTCTTTATCCCATTTGGATTCTTGGTTGTTCTTTGTACGCTTGGGCTGCTTACACTAGAAAGTCTTTTGGCATGTTGGCTAACTACCTTCTGCTGACAACTATTGACACTGTTGGTCTGATAAGGATGGTTGTATGAGTCCGTTTGATTTTGTTAATGAAATTCTTCAGGGTAAGAAACAACTGATTGTTGATGAAGAAACTGAAGCTGTATACGCACCTTTTCTAATCAATCGTGCGTTGTCATATCATAAAGACTGTATCATGTATGCGAACGAAATGAATCGCAGGCATCACCTAGACCGGGCAATGCAAAATGACTATTTACTAAATACCGTAAGGTCAAAGAAGCGACCTTTCAATAAGTGGGTTAAGCCTGAAAAAAGTGAAGATTTAGCATGTGTTAAGACCTACTATGGTCTATCGGATGCAAAAGCACGAGAAGCCTTACGCCTCCTTACTGAAGAACAAATCCAAGAACTAAAAGAAAAAACCGATATAGGTGGATTAAGGAAATGATATGGTCGATTTGTCAACGTTTGTTGAGGTAAAATTAAAGCAAGAAGATGATTTTTTGAAGGTAAGAGAGACACTAACTAGGATTGGTGTGTCATCACGCAAGGAAAAGATGCTCTATCAATCTTGCCATATCTTACATAAAAGAGGACAATACTACATTGTTCATTTTAAAGAACTTTTTGCATTGGACGGAAAACCTTCTAGCATCATTGATAACGATATTGAAAGAAGAAATGCTATTGCTAAACTTTTGGAAGAATGGGGCTTAGTTAAGATTGTCAACCCAGAAATAATGGAAGGCAAGATTGCACCTATTCACCAGATTAAGATAATTTCGTATCGTGAAAAAGATGAATGGCAGTTGGTGAGTAAGTACAATATAGGTAAAAAATCTCAGGAATAATTGAGTTAACATCATGAAAAAAGTGAAAGAAAAAATTACAAAGCTAAAGAACATCTATACAGGTGAAATTGTCTGTACTAGCAATTTGTTTGAGAAAAGAATTGATAGCAATCTGACATTCATTCAGGTTTATAAAGAGGAAAATCCAGCACGTAGATACTTTGTAAATGGTGCGGCTTTCGTAAAAGTTGCTAAATAAAAGTATCCCTTCGGGATGGGAGCAGCAAACCGGTGTGGGCTGTATAATCCAGAAGCCGGACCAATGCCTTCGGGGTTGGTATTATTAACTTGCTTTTTAAAGGAGAAAACTATGACTCACCTAAATCTAGGTCGTATTAACTTTGGACCTTTGGTCCCTTCAACTGTTGGTTTTGACCGCTACTTCGATGCATTTGAAGCATTGGAGAAGGCAGTGACAACAACTTACCCTCCACACAACATTGTAAAAGAAGATGATAATAATTATATCGTCGAACTTGCGGTTGCTGGTTTCAAAGAGGACGAGATTGAAATAGAAATTGTAAAGAATGAACTAGTAATCCGTGGAAATAAAACCGCGGAAGATGCCCGTTCTTTCTTGCATCGTGGAATCGCCACCCGTTCCTTCAAGAAGATTGTTCACTTGGTAGACACAATCAAAGTCAAAGGAGCGCGCCTGGACAACGGCATTCTGTCTGTTGAACTGGAGAACGTGATTCCAAAGGAAGACATTCCTAAGCGCATTCCTATCACTACGGTAAGTAAGAAGAAAGAACTACTTCAGGAATAATTGCCTGATTGGTGGTTGACTGTTCCGCCTTTTGGTGTTATACTGCATCAAAAGGTGGAATTATGAATGATGCTTACTTGCGGAAACTTATCTCTGACGAATTGCGTGAAACTCTTTTGTTTTCTGGTCTAGTCAGTGACTACCATTGCAAGACAAAAGAAAAAGATTCGAAGGGTAAAACACGGTACACTTTCGAGACAGAAATTGGTACGATATATGTTTATTCTTCAAAGTCTATTTACATTAACGGGAAAAAATTCCCATCATTGACTCAAGCAAGAGTTGAAATCGGAAAATATTTAACATGAAAATTGCGGTTTGCTCAGACCTACACCTAGAATTTGGAACTATCAGTCTCGAAAACGCCGAGAATGCTGATGTTCTTATCCTGTCCGGAGACATTTGTGTTGCCAATGACTTGAAAGAGCGAGACTCTTATAATCTGAGGGGTGAAAATGATAAGTCTAATCAATATCATACGTTCTTTGAAGAATGCTGTGCTAGATTCCCTTCCGTTATATACATCGCCGGGAATCATGAACATTATCATGGTGATTACGCTAAGTCTATTGGAATTATTCGTACTCATCTTGGTTATCTTTCTAATCTTCATGTTCTAGATAAAGAGAGTGTCGTTCTAAATGACCACCTTTTCATTGGTGGCACCTTGTGGACGGATATGAACAAAGAAGATTCTGATACTTTGTATCGTATTAAGCGTTATATGAATGACTATCGCATTATAGAAAACAGTAATGAGGTCGTACATTTTAAAGATGAAGATGGAAATTTTCATACACGTACAGCAAGGTTTTCACCAGAAGATTCTGTGAAAGACCACAAATCAATGTTGGAATTTATCAAGACAAGCATTGCTAGTAATCCTACAATGCCTGTTATTGTCGTTGGTCACCACTCACCTAGTAAGCAATCAACCAAGCCACAGTATGAAAAAGATGTGATGGTCAACGGTGCTTATAGTTCCAACTTGACTGAATTTATTTTGAATCATCCACAAATCAAAGTGTGGACTCATGGTCATACGCACCATGAGTTTGATTACATGGTTGGTTCAACCCGCATTGTATGTAACCCTCGCGGTTATATTGGTTATGAATATGAAGCTGATAACTTCAAGTTGAAATTTGTTGAAGTTTGATTAGGAGTAATTTATGGATTGCATGGTCATTGGTGATAGTATTGCGGTAGGTACAGCAATGTACCGAAAAGAATGTGTTAGTTATTCGCGTGGTGGTTGGAATAGTTGGCAGTGGAATAAAGACTATCTTGATAAAGCTTCAAGTAAGTCCTACAAAACTGTGATTATTAGCTTAGGCGCCAATGACCATAAAGGTGTAAAAACCGAACAAGAACTTCGCAAGATGCGTCAAGCTATCAAAGCGGATAGAGTTTTTTGGATTAGTCCAGGTATGGAACGCAAACCTGTACCTCAGACTGCAATTGAACAAATTGCAAAAGAGTACGGTGATTTTGTTTTGCCTCGACCGAAGGAACACATGAGTGGTGATGGTGTTCATCCAACAGGCAAAGGTTATAAAATTCTTGCGGAACAATCTAAGTGAAACAAAAATTTCTCGAAGCATACATGAAAACGGCCGAGATATTTGCAGGTCTATCTACGGCTCAAAGACTTCATGTTGGTGCTATCATAGTAAAAGAGGATAGAATTATTTCTATTGGCTACAATGGAATGCCAGCAGGTTGGGATAATACATGTGAAGATAAAATATACATGGACAGAGATGCTGGCGGTTGGCTCAGTCCAGAAGAAATTGAACATCAATGGCCGAACCAAGAGCAACAACTTCCAAAAGAATCCAACATTTGGAAAAGATATAAGCTTGTAACTAAACCAGAGGTGCTTCATGCGGAAACGAACGCAATCAGTAAACTCGCTAGAAGTAATGAAGCTGGCGATAATTCTACTATGTTTTGCACTCATGCTCCGTGTCTTGATTGTGCAAAGTTAATATATCAGTCCGGTATCAACTCTGTTTATTATCGAAACAGTTATCGCAGTGATGCTGGTATTGAATTCTTAGAAAAATGTAATGTAAAGGTGAATAAAATATGAGTAAAACATATACTGCTGACGTAGCAGAAATTTTGGAAAACGGTGACGCTGTTTTAAATTTGCCTGACCAATTGTGTAAAGACATGAATTGGTCTGAAGGTACTGTGCTAGATATTAGTGAAGAAAATGGAGCACTTATTTTGAAAGAACTTAAAACTGATATGTGGGCAGATGTTAGAACTTTCATCGATGCATGTGACCAAGTGCCTAGTGTTGAGAACATTAGCCTCTATCGAAATCTTATTGTTGAAGAATTTTGGGAATTCAAAGCAGGTGATGATAAGAATGATGACATTGAACGACTTGATGCCTGCATGGACATGATTTGGGTTATCCTTGGCTACTGCAAAATGAAGGGGTATAATGTTTACGGTGCGTGGAACGAAGTCGCACGTAGCAACCTCGCAAAGATTGATATTCGAACAGGCAAAGTTATCAAGAACGAAGCAGGCAAAGTTATGAAACCTGAAGGTTGGACACCACCAAAGCTTGACAACTTCATTAAATCATAATATACTAAACACTATGAATGATGACACCCGTGAAATTCTATTGATTCTCCAGGAAGAATGTGCTGAGGTCTCCCAATCCATCAGCAAGTGTTTTCGATTTGGTCCTGACCAAATTAAACCTGGAAAAGACAGAACGAATATTGATATGCTGCAAGAAGAATTGGGCGACTTGCTTGCAATGATTGACCTTCTTGTGTGGAATGGTGTAGGCGTTAATTGGGACA